CGGTGTAATCATTAGAGAAGAGTTATCTTATTGGATAAATAAAGTTAGAAAAAGAAGTGCAAGATTGAATTCCGAACAATTGGTTTTTGATTTTTTACGAGAAGAATATGAGGATGAAATTGAATTTTCATGGCGTGGTGTTGTATTAAATTCCATAATATCTAACCAAAATAATTTTAATACAGTTTATTTAATAATTACGAATCCGCACTTTACTATAAACCATACAATTTAAACAAGGCAGACTATAATGCGAAATGATCACGAAAAAGAACCAAATAGCCTTAAATTTTTTAGCTGAATATTTTCAGGAATATTTTATTGACACAAAGAAAACCATTGTTAAATCAATGGTTTTCTAGCAAGTTATTTCATGCAGCCCACAATTAATTCATATATTACATCTTTATCTTTTGCACTAAAATCTAATATTTCGCGCGTGGGGTATTTCACCATCGGACTTTTTGGCCCCGGTTTATCTTTTAGACCATACTGGTGTACTTTCGCCATCATCTGAACCTTACCAGTAAATTCCACCACAGCCGCATCATCACTGCCGGTGGCTTTCATAAAGCGGTTGGTGCGCAGCTTCACGAACATCTCGCGCTTTACCCTGCCCTTTTTGCTCCTGACCGGCTGGCGCTTTCTGGCGGCATACGGGGTACCGTCCGGAGCGGTTTGCGTTTTGATGCGCCGCTGCTGTGAGGTGCGCAGTTTCTTCGCGATATCCGCCGCCATCCGCCGACGGTTCGCCGGTGACAGCGCCGCAATCAGCCCGGCCAGCCGGTCATCAAAGGGCTTAAATTCGTTCATGCCATTCACTCACCAGCTCGCCGTGAACATAGAGCTGCATCGGACGGGTCACCGGCTCCGGCGGCTGCGGCTCGGGGGCGTGCTCGATGTGCAGCTCGGTTCCGACTTCTTTGACCAGCGTACGCTCGGTCAGCATCAGGCTGATGCTGAGATCGATGCTGTCGTCGTTGTTAATATCGGCCTCGTAGGTGAAGCCGCGCTTGCGCCCCTCGTCGGTGGTCATGATGTCTTCCTGGTGGACCCGCAGCCATGCCTGTATCGGCACGAGGATCAGGTCGATGTCACCGGGGAAATCGGTGACGATGACGTTCAGCGTGTACTGGTTTTCAAAGGACAGCGACACGGCAAGCGTCGAGGCGAGTTTGCCGCTGTCGATAAACACGCGCAGCATTTCAGGGTTCGCTTTCAGCACTGGCACCGCATCAGTTAACGCGTTGCGCAGGCTCTTCGGTTTGAACATCGGTTTTATCCTGACAGGTTTTAATCGTTTCGACCTGAAGCGCACAGCGTTCGAGCGCGGTTTCGAGCTGGCGAATGTCGGCGCTCAGGTCACCGTTAGTTTTCGGATCACTGCCCGGCATCGGGCAAAGGCTCACCTTCGGACAGGCGTTCAGCACAATGACCGGCGGAGAGACAGGGGGCGCGTCGGTGCAGGCTGCGCACAACATCAGGCAGCTCAGCACGGTACCAGCGGCGTAGCGCTTCGTTTTCATTGAGTAACCTCATCATCGTCTGTTCACGGCGGCTGGCGTCCTGGCTTGCCTTCTCAAGCTGTTCGCGCAGCGCCACCTGTGCGGATTCATGCTGGCGGGCGAGCTGGCCCGCGATGCTGAGCTGATTTTTCAGCATCCCTATCGTGGTTTTCTGCGTCCCTGCGACCCGGTTTGCCTTGACGAATGAGGTGCGCAGGTTATCGTTCTCATGGCGCAGCCAGAGCAAACCCGCGACGGCCAGCACCAGCAGCGTTATCAGGGTTTTCATGCGCTCACCCCGCCCGCCGTTCGCCAGACCGTGACGAGCGTATCGAGGGCGTGCTCACGCTGGCCGTAACCGGCTCCCGGTAGCGAGGCCCAGATGGTGCGGCAGCGGGAGATGGCCCGCTCGATGCGCCCTGCCCTGAGGTCCTCCAGCGCACCGCGCTCGCGGATAAGCTGAACAGCGAGTCGGTCCTGCGACAACGGGCTGAAGTCCGGCAGCGCAAGCTGTTTACGGTAGTGCGGCCAGTAGAGATAAAGCTGCTGATAGCGCCCAGATGCCGTCGATTTCTCACCGCGACGGTTAAACACTTTCGCCGCCCGACCCTGCGCGAAGGGGTGGTCACGGTAGTCGGTGAAAATCTCCGGCCTGCCGTCCATCCCGGTGACAATCACGTCGTAACCGCGATTTTGGGTCAGTGGATGCGTGGCGGTCCCTTCGGCATAGGCCAGCATGTCGAGAAAGGCGGCGACGTTCGGGTGGGTATCAATGACCGGCATCGCCTTCCCCCTTCTGTGATTTAAAACGGCGCTGAATGGCGATTTCCACCACCTGATAACCGGCAATCCCGAGCATGGCACCAATGCCGCACACGGCAGGCAGCGACATATCGGGGAACTGCACCAGCACCACACCGGCGACCATCGAGACAAAACCGCCGAGCAGCATGCGCCCGATAAACAGGCGCGGGGTGATGGGTTCGCCCCCGGTCAGCACTTTGCCGACCACAATCAGCACGCCAATCACAAACAGTGACAGGACGCCCTTTTCTCCTTCCGTCATGGTTACTCCCACAGATTGATAGTGTTGGTTACGGGTGAGGACGCCACTTCCGGCAGCTCGACGGTGGTGCCATGCGGCAGAATGACGCCGTGCTCAGCGAGACCCGGATTCGCCACAAGTACCGCCTCGACCGCGCCCTCCGTGCGCCCGTAATAGCGATGACACAGCGCATCGAGGGTGTCGCCCTGCTGCGCGATGACCCGCATCAGATTTGCCCCACGATGCAGCGGGCCTTGTCCTGAATCCGCGCCACGGACCAGCGCATATCCCGCCACAGCTCATCGATGGTGCTGTCGATGCTGTCGGCCTTCTTGTCGCCTTTCGCGCTCGCATCCACGCCGCGATAGCGCTCATAGAGCGTGGCGGTGGTCATCGCACAAACCGCGTTGAAATAGTGGAAAACACGCACGCTTTCACCGTCGAGCTCATCGGTCGGCACGACCGCAAGCGTCTCGTAACCGGCGTCACGCTGACGGTCGCGCCAGTCGCGCAGCTCGGCATTGGTTTCTGCTATCCCGGCCTTAATCGCCCGGCGCAGGCGCACCGGGGAAACGGTCTGCTCAAGACGCATCTCTTCCCGCACGCGCTTCGGGTCCACATCCGGGAAAAAGGCAGTGTTTTTAATCACCGGCTCGTCTTCCGGTACCGGCGGGATACCGCCTCATGCACATCGGCAAAACGCGCGTCATCGCTCTGTTGCTTGCGGCTGAAGATGGTTTTGACGGTGTCGGTCAGCTTGTTCAGCAGGGTGTCGGGCTGGTCTTCAAATTCCAGCGCGGCATAGGTCGCCACACTGAACAGGTCACCGGGCTGGTCTTTCTTGCCGTCCAGCGGGTTGGTGGTGGCCCTGCTGCAAAACTGGAGGTATTCGGTGCCGAGGCTTGCCGGGTCGTCGGTCACGGCCAGTCCGATAAGGTGGCATTTGCCGGTGTTAGCGAAATTAGGGCGAATCTCCATCGAGGTGTAAACTTTCTGCCCGTTCGCCACCATGCCGACCAGGTTGTCGAGCGGTGCGATTTTGCCGTAGAGCGCCAGCTTGCCGTTCAGCGCGGAATCATCGTCGATGACTTCGGCTTTCAGCTCGACCACATCGCCATAGCGACAGAATGGCGTGTCGGGAACAATGCTGCGGATGTGCTCCAGGTTGATGCGGCAACCATAGACGCGCGGGTCAAAGCCGTCGGCCATTTCCTGAATATCCTGCGCACTGATATCGCGACCGTCGCAGGTGTCACCCTCGACGCCGATGCGAAACCATTTGGAGATTTTTTTTGCCATGAGTCAGGTGTCCTGAGGTTGGGTTTTCGGGTCAGGTTTAGTTTCCCGACTCGCCCCCGTAGCGGCTACCGAATGAAGATGTCTAAACCCTGACACAACAGGCCCTTAGCGATTCACCGCCCCCGTTTCTTTAGCCTTGCCCTGACTGATCCACGGCGAGGTAAACATGACCACCGACACCACTTTACTGACCGACCCGCGCCGACAGGCGGCGCTGCTGTTCTGGCAGGGCTTTTCCGTGCCGCAGATTGCCGAAACGCTCAGCACCAAACGCGCCACCGTGCAGAGTTGGAAGCAGCGTGACAAATGGGCTGAGACCGCGCCGCTGGCCCGCGTCGAAACCACGCTCGAAGCCCGCCTTATTCAGCTCTATGCCAAGCCTGACCTGACGGCGCATGACTTTAAAGTCGCTGATTTTCTGACGCGACAAATGGAGCGCCTTGCCCGCGTCAATCGCTACGGCCAGACCGGCAACGAGGCGGATTTAAACCCCAACGTGGCGAACCGCAACAAGGGTGAAAAGAAGAAGCCGAAAAAGAATTTTTTCAGCGACGAAGCTATCGAAAAACTCGACGAGATTTTCCTCGACCAGTCATTCGACTATCAGCTCGACTGGTACCGCGCCGGGCTGGCGCACCGCATCCGCCACATCCTCAAATCCCGCCAGATTGGCGCGACGTTTTACTTTGCCCGCGAGGCGCTAATGCGGGCGCTGAAAACCGGCAATAACCAGATTTTCCTCTCGGCCAGTAAAACGCAGGCGTATGTGTTCCGCGAATACATTATCCATTTTGCAAAGCTCGCCGATGTCGAGCTGACCGGCGATCCGATTGTCATCGGCAACAACGGCGCAAAGCTGATTTTTCTCGGTACCAACTCCAACACCGCGCAGAGCCATAACGGCGATTTGTACGTCGACGAGATTTTCTGGATCCCCAATTTCCAGCAGCTCAAAAAGGTCTCGTCCGGGATGTCCTCACAGGAGCACCTGCGCACGACCTATTTCTCGACGCCCTCCTCGCTCGCGCATGGCGCTTACCCGTTCTGGTCAGGCGAGCAATTTAACCGGGGCCGCTCAGACAGCAGCGAGCGCGTCGACATCGATATCACGCACGCGGCACTCGCGAAAGGCGTCGCCTGCCCGGACGGCCAGTGGCGGCAGATTGTCACCCTTGAGGACGCGCTGGCGAAGGGCTGCACGCTGTTTAACATCGACACGTTGCGCCGCGAAAACAGCGTCGATGACTTCCGTAATCTGTTTATGTGCGAGTTCGTTGACGATAAAGCATCGGTCTTCCCGTTCGAGGAATTACAGCGCTGCATGGTCGACAGTCTGGAAAAATGGGAGGACGTAGCGCCGTTCGCCGACCGGCCATTTGGTTACCGTCCGGTGTGGCTCGGATACGATCCATCACTGCGCGGCGACAGCGCCGGATGCGTGGTTATCGCGCCGCCGGTGGTTGCCGGGGGTAAATTCCGCATCCTTGAGCGCCACCAGTGGAAAGGCATGGACTTCGCGCAGCAGGCCGAGTCCATCCGCGAGCTCACGCTCAAATACACCGTCGAGTACATCGGTATCGATGCGACCGGACTCGGCCAGGGCGTTTACCAGCTTGTGCGCTCGTTCTACCCGGCCGCACGGGAAATCCGCTACACGCCGGAAATGAAAACCGCGATGGTGCTGAAAGCCAAAGATACCATCACGCGCGGATGCCTCGAATACGACGTCGGGGCAACCGACCTCACGCAGTCGTTTATGTCTATCCGTAAAACTATGACCAGCAGCGGGCGAAGCGCCACCTACGAGGCCAGTCGCACCGAAGAAGCCAGTCACGCCGATCTCGCCTGGGCAACCATGCACGTCTTAATTAACGAGCCCCTGACCGCCGCCAGCGGCCAGCCGTCGTCCTCAATTCTGGAGTGGAACTGATGAGCAAGAAAAAAACCAAAGCACCCTACATCGCGAAAGCACATCAGCACACCGCTGCCCCCGCGCAGAGCATGGAGGCGTTTACCTTCGGGGAGCCGACGGCGGTGCTCGACCGGCGCGATATTCTCGATTACGTGGAATGCGTCGACAACGGCCAGTGGTACGAGCCGCCGGTGAGTTTTTCGGGGCTGGCGAAAAGTATGCGGGCCGCCGTTCACCACAGCTCACCGATTTACGTTAAGCGTAATATTCTGGTGTCGACCTACATTCCGCACCCGAAATTATCCCGGCAGGATTTCAGCCGCTTCGTGCTCGATTTTCTGGTCTTCGGCAATGCGTTTCTTGAGATGCGCCAGAGTGTCACCGGCAAGGCCATCCGCTTTGAAGCAACCCCGGCCAAGTACACGCGACGCGGCGTGGAAGAAGACAGCTACTGGTATATTCAGTCGTTCACGCAGGCGCATCAGTTTGCGCCCGGCGCAGTGTTTCACCTACTGGAGCCGGACATTAATCAGGAGCTCTACGGCCTGCCGGAATACCTGAGCGCTCTCAATTCCGCCTGGCTGAATGAATCTGCGACGCTGTTTCGCCGCAAGTATTACCAGAACGGCGCACACGCGGGATACATCATGTACGTCACCGATGCCGCGCAGAGCAGCACCGATGTCGAGGCGCTGCGCAAGGCAATGCGTGATTCGAAAGGACTCGGGAATTTTAAGAACCTGTTTTTCTACGCACCGAACGGTAAAGCCGACGGCATTAAAATTGTGCCGCTGAGCGAGGTCGCGACGAAAGATGATTTCTTCAACATCAAGAAAGTCAGCGCCGCCGATATGCTCGACGCACACCGCATCCCGTTTCAGCTAATGGGCGGCAAGCCCGAGAATGTCGGCTCAGTAGGCGACGTTGAGAAGGTGGCAAAGGTCTTTGTCCGCAACGAACTCAACCCGTTACAGGCGCGTTTTATGGAGCTGAACGAATGGGCGGGTGAAGAGATTATCCGCTTCAAAAAATACTCGCTCGATCTTGACGACGAGTAAAGCGGAGCGCCGCCGGGAGGCGGCATTTCACTGCACCGTACCAGAAGCCCACAGCAGCGCCACACGTCGACATAAAACCCCGCCACCTTGCGACTCACCGGCACACACAACAGCCCCGCAGCGACGCGCTCAGACGCAAGAAATTAATTATGAACACCACGCCGGGCGCGCAATGCTTTCCCCGCCACGCCTGCCCGCTTTATGGGTCGGTTTTAATGCAGGTGCATCAGAAGTCCCGAGCCACGCGAGCACAGGAGCCAACTCACAAAAAACGAACTAAAAAACTGATGCAAATACATGCGCCTAATAGATGCATAGCCAAAACTAAGCTTCGCTATCACTTCACTTGCCACTTTTGAGGCTTTCAATCATCTTTTTCACATCCTCAGCAAGCTCAACGGGTACATTCATTGTTCGAGAGTCACTATATTTTTTTGGTGCTTCATAGACACCTTGATAATTGAGAACGCACTCTTTAAGTATTTCAAAAAGAGACTCAACAGGATCGCTCCCGTGGCAATCTACAAATTTTAGATATTTCACATGTGCCGATAAAGTGGAAATGTCGCCATGAACAAACTTGCATCTAAGCTCGTAGATTATTTCTATTTTAGATCTCACATCAAAAACTTTTATCGCATCACGACAGACGCCACCAATAATCGATGTTTTGTTACCTGCATTATTACCATACATTGCATCAAGAGCTATAAACTGATTTAAAAACCTCTCGCGACGATCACTCCCCCAACCATGAGCAATGAACGAAAGAGCAGATAAAACACGCTTATCAGATCTAGATAATATTTTTACCAGACGTTCGCAAACCAAACCATCAATATTTAAAATTAATAATGATGGAATATTTACACGAAAATTAGAAATATGATACTTCCCCTCGGAGAAACTCTCAACTTTATTATTAACATCACAGGAGTTAATAGCGAATGGATTATCCACAGTAACACATAACCCACCGAATAGCAGATTCAACATCTCAACTGCATCCTGCTGAGATGATGCAAAGATAAGTATAACTGTCGAGCATGAATGATTGAAATATCTCCCAATCGGTTCATCTCGTATATCTTTCTCATCAAAGAAGGATTCATAAATGTCAATACCAGCTTTAGATTTAATGTTAGACAATAAAGCCACACCCTGTCCCGGGCCATAGAGATAAATATTATCTTGTAACTTCAATTGCCCATCAAACCTAACACACCCAAGATTGTATATATAAGGATAAAATTTCATTTGTGAGGTTATATAATACTCAAACATTTCACAAAGATTTGCCCTGTGTACCTTTGAAATTATACTATCAACGGATCTTTGCTCTGGGTTAAGCGAGAAGAAATCGGCATCTATACAATTGAAGGCTTCAGAGCAAAAGCTTAACAACAACTGTTTAGTGCTATGAAGGTCACTTATCCCTAATTTTTGCCCATAATTCCTTAACAGAGCGCTAGCGCATTTTGCCACTTCCTCATCATTGTATTTGAGCCAAAAAACTATATCTTGAAGTGGTTTACCTACTTGAATACAAGGTATCTCTTTATCATGCCTATAAAAAAA